ATTTAATCCATCGCAACTGCTAGAAATTGGTCGCCCCTCGCCTCCTAGAAGCGGTATAAAGCGTATCCGGGACTTTGGATAAGCTGTTTTGATGTAGTTTGGCTTACGTTGTACGTTCTTTTCAGTATGTTGTCTCTGCCTTTCCACCTAGCGCTTCCGGCGTCTTTTAATGCTTCTCCTACAAACGCAGTAAGTATAGGGTTCATGCCGTTTGCAACAGCTGTGTTCTGTTCTCCTAGTGCCAGCGTTATTGCATTTGTTCTATGCCAACCCTTCCTTTCATATCGTTTCATTATTGTATAGAATTCTGGAACGTATTCTTCGAGCAGGCCACCAAGACTTTTTGTTATTATCCCTCGCAAGGCCTGATAGTCACTTATTATTTCCATTGCTTTCCTCCTTGATTCGTAACAAATGGCCGATTGCTGCCTAGGCCAATAGACGTTCGTGTCTATTGGTGGGGCTGATGTCCGCACATAATCATTAATCGACCAGTCTAGACTTTTCTTTTCCCATACGCATCGAAGTTTTCGAAAATGAAGTAGTGCTGCTTTTCTCGATTCAGTCGTCACAGAGCTAATGTCATCGGCGACAATAGCCATTTTCAGTTTATTTGTAGCAAATAGGATTTGCTGCTCGTGAGTAGGCAATTCCATCCAGCTTGGTTGATTTGGTGCTACTTTACTTGTTATTGTCACATTCGTCAGTTCCAGTTTTGGAACGCTTTTGTCAGTTACCCATCCTGCCCATTCGTAGCAGCCAACCCCGCCGGCCATCTTTGGCATAGCCAGCCATCTCCTGCTTTGCTTAGTGTAGCGTTCCCATTTCTCACAATTAGCTTTGTGGAGATAGGGTTGTGGTGTACCCAGACGGCGTTCTAGATTGTATATGTTCAGTGCTGTGGTCTCGCTTGGCGCAGTCAAACTCCACTCCATTGCGGTCCACGGTTTCCGTTGTGTAATAGTCGGTATTGAACGGTTTGACCACCCTCTCATTTCGTCAGATGATATCTGATTTCTTAGAAATTCACAAACGTTTCTAGCTATCCCGAACTTTGAGTCCAAGCCTTTTGCGTTTATAGACATATATGCATATCTGAAAACCAATAGCTCGCCAGCCTTATCAGCCAGGACGTAGGTGTCATCACCGCGAATGCCTATTGTAAACCGGGGCCTGTAGCCGAGTGCTTTTTCGGCAATTTCTCTTGCGCGAGATGTCATTAGCGCATTCCATTGGTTACCGAAGAGGCTAGTCATTCTAACCCCTGATGGTAAGCCACCCTTCATCCTAGCGTTCCATTCTGATGCTCCCTCATGCATTGTGAGGGTATTGTTGTTGTAGCTATTTATTAACTTATATTTTATCCTATTCCATTCCTTGACGTATGGCTCTGGGACGACAATGTCCTTTATGTTATGAGCCATCATTGCTTGAATTTCGCTAGTTTGTGGCTGGTGGTCAAATGACTTAAAGTCAAAAGGTAAGGCCCATGCCCCACTTCGTAGCTTCAAGCAAACGTCACTTGTCCTGTTGTGCGCGGTTTTGGGTGTTTCGTCGAGGGTTATCATAGGCCATGAAAGATAGTTCTTCCCCATAAGCATAAGAGCATATGTCTCATGAAGATACGACTCTATGTTACTCGCGACAGCCAATCTTCGCTTTGATAATTCATCCTTCTTGAAAACTTTCGACTTTAGTCTCCCGTTCCAGTTGCTCACAATCTCCCAGATCTCGTCAGCAGTATAAATATATTCTACCATATTTTTCCTAGCCTTAAACTTTCCCTTCTCGTCACCGTAAGCCCATCGTACCTGGCCGATCGAGCTGCTCCCAGTTGTTAACCACTCCCCCTGTTCAATGAACTGCCTGAATGTTATGAATGTTCCTGAAGGCAAAATTGACATTGTTCTGTTCATGATTGATTGCATAGTCTCGAGAATGTTCTCTCCTATCAAGCCGTGCTCTTCGCCGCTGTTAGCGAGCTTTTGGAATTCTTCGTTCCAATTTGTCTCCGTTATGTCATTCTGGAGATATCCCGTTAGTACGTTCATTTCGGCGAATGCCTGTTTGCATCCATCGTCATAAGGCCATCTCTTTACGTAAGAAGAAAGCGAAGATGTGATTTCTACGAAGTCTTCTATCGAATTGAACACTCCCAAGCGTTTGAGTTTGAGAAATGCTTCCAGTCCCCAGATTTCTACCCAGATGAGCAAGTTTGTGGCTAGTATCAGATCTAAATGTGTTATCCACCCAGCTGCTGTTTTGTTAACGTAAGTCCAAATGTCTCCGAGTCTCAACCTTCTGACGTGTAGATCAGCGTCCGCCCGAGGGTGAAAGTCGTCAACTTGTGCATCACGTTTGAAACTTGTCTTATCAACCAGTTTCTTCTTGGAAACGAAGTCAAGACAAGTTTTAAATGTGATCTTTCCTGTTTTAATTAATCCTAGTGAGATTCGTTTTAGTTCATCCAGGACGCTATAAGTCTCTGGTGAATGTGTGAGTTCTAATATTCTGATTAGTCTGTCTTCTCCGAAGGTTGGTTCATATCGCTTGATTGATTCGCTAAGTTTGGCAATGAACCCACGTCGCCGCCCTGAGCTGCCAGCTCCGATGGTGAAACAACTACATTGTTGGGAGGGGCAACCTCTAAAAAAGCTCCAGACTCTTTCTCTGTTATAATCTCTTCAAGAGCATCTTTAATCTCATCGGACGATGCGATGAATTGTATCTGTGGCTCAACGTGGACGTCTCCGAGTAACCAAACGCTACGAAGGAGTCTGCTTTGTCTTGTGCATGCTTGAACAGGTAGCAAATCGTCGCTAGGAACATACAGGAACACTCTTTGACCTGATTCAGCCATGTCCGGGATACAATAGGTGTTCATTCCCGCCAATGAGGTTGTTGTTAGCTCGTTAGGCAATACGTAGGTGCCTCTCGTAACAGGTCGTAGACTTGGGTTTGGTACGGCTGGGTCCGTGTCATAGGGGAAGAGTTCAGCTATGGGACCTCCAGAATAGTCGCCTGCTTGCCATCGTGGCTGCGTAAACCACAACCGTGTATTCCACTTGCTGTCGTCATCGGGATTCGGACCTTCAGTGATCATGTAGTACGGTTTTGCTTCCGATATCCACGATCCTACAATTGTGTTGTTTATGGCTCTGTGAATGTTGAGCTTAGGGTTTTGAACAACAGAATATCCCTGAGTTCCGTCTACCCCCCATGCTGGTGGAAATGTCATTAGACATTTGGGGAGGGAATCACAGAACAGTGAAAGTATAATGTCAGGGAGCACTGTTGGTACGTAGCAGTCGTACTCCCGGGGCAGTGTATACACGTTATTCTTATCGTTGCCCAATACCTTTGCGAAGTCAGTTCGAGGTGTCCACCGGTCATAGTGGGATATCTCGATTATATTTTCACCCACCGAAGAGTACATAACTGCGGGGCTTCTGTTCGTAGTGCACTCCATTATCTTTCTGACAATAGCGCCATTTGGGGCAGGAACCATTGTCCCTGTGTTATGCTCAGTACAGAAAGTCCGCTTCACTTTCTGCTGTATCCATTTGTTAGTTGAAAGGGTGTAGCCTTGGTCCCATCCCTTTGTTGTCAGACCCGTAAGCGCGTAGTAAATAGCCCAGCTTGTGAACATTGGGATTGCTTCAATCCTATCCCAAAATGGTGTTCTAGGGTCGCCAATATGTGGGGGTAGCTTGTGGAGGGCTTCAGACTCAATGTTTTCAGCTGTGGCAAGGCCCAACACCACTTTGTTCCATACAGCCAGGTTAGTTTCAAACACTCTCATTGACACTGGGGTATCAGTGACGCATGGCCAATAAGAGTTAGCGTCGTCTGAACGAGGTGGTGTGACGACAGCCCGGGTGTGGTTGCTCATCACTAGTTTGTGCATGTATGGGATTCTGTCTTGAGAACTTGCGTCCACTGGGAAAACTGGAGCTATTGGTACGCCAGTGTCGTCCCCAACATAGAGGGAAGGAGCCTGCTGGCATAAGGCAATTCGCATCTCCTTTGCCGCTGTGAGTGCTTTTTCGATGCCAATGAGCAGCCCTACTCTCCCAAGGAATTGTTTTAGTGAGGTGACGTCCATAGTGTTAGACCAACTAACCATAAACTGGGTGAGAGGCACTGTTACATAGTCGCCCCCAACGTGGTTGATAGGTATCGGTGCGTTAGCGTTATTTCCTCCAGAAGCTGTTGGCCCAAATCGTGGAGCAATTCTAGCTTGTGAGAGTGCTTGCCCTGGCGTAGTTGGGTTTGCTTCAGCTACCTTTTTAGGTAATATCACATCTAGCTGTTTCCTCCCAGGTATGTTGGTGTAGGACTCAACAGGTACAAAGCGCGCCGCGTCTTCGCCTGTTTTAGTATTGAAACTTGGGCCAGCAGGGCCAAAGGGAGAGAATGTGCCTTCCTTGAAAACGTGCCACATACACCAAGGCCAGTCAGAGAATCCAGCAACCAGATAGGGTATTGCCTCAGCACCATCCTCACCTCCCTGTAGCAGGCCTGGAGGGCAATAGATCACGTTTGATAGTCTATCTGAAGGTACAGTAGCTTCAGTCAAGTGGAATGCTATCTCTCCTGTATCTCCGCCGAACGGGAAAACTGGGGCTTCGACGCCACCACACCTTTCACCAACGCTCCTGCCAGTGTTGATCCTAAGAATTGGGGGAGTAGTGTTTGGATTAAAGCTCGGGTTAATCACATTGAAAGAAGTGGCTTGAATGGCGGTCGAGCCGCTCTTTAGTAATAATACCGAGTGAAGCATTTCCCACTTTAACGCAGCCTGCTCTGCAGAAAAGCCTTTTTGCAAAAGGGTTGAGTTTTGTCCGAGAACGTCGAACATGTTAAAGCCGCAGGCTAGCGTGTTATCTCTCCTCCATGTGGTGGTCTGCTGTTTATATGCGGCTATTGACAAGTTGAGTGAAAATTCAGTAGCCTTAATAGGATAAGAATAATACTCAGCTATATTGACACGATTAATCACTGATCCAGTGTTATAATTGTAGATGTCTTCATCACCTTCAACCCAATGATCTCGAGGTATTAGATTTGTTGTTGGGAGTGGCATTACCATGTTCTTCCTTACGTTTGGTGTGTCTACAAGAAAGTTTGCTCTTATGCGATCTTGATGGAATAGGTTACTCAGTTGAGGGTTAACGTCCCCCCGAATGTTGGTGATGCGAATTTGGTTCTCAATTCCAGTGTACAGAGACAGCTTCCTGAGGGGCATCCCAAGCAATTTCCTCCATGTTGGTGCGGCGTCAACGTCCTTCATCTTCCTAGTGAATATGTTACCATTAAACGCATGCATAAGCTTGTTATGCAGTTCAGCAGCTTGCAACCCGGCCCGGAAGTTCTCACTAATGTAATGCTCCTTTGATGTGTCTAGAGCGACTATGAATGAGTTTCGGACATCAGATGGAACACACCTTATATGGCAATAGGCATAAGCTTCATAGACATTGAATGATGAGCGAGACTCCCACCCCTCACCAAACAGTCGTTTGCAAACCATAGCCTTAAATGGTCTCTTAACCTCGTCTGAGTCAATCCATCCGATGAATGACTCGATGTCTTTTGTGAACTTAGTGACTATTCTTGTCAGTACATTTCGCATCTTCTCCTCGTCACTAATAGAAGACACCTTCTTTTCAGGTTTTTTCGGGGTAACTTCAGGTGTAGCGTGTGCCGTCTTCGCTGCTGGTTGTGCCGCTTTCTCACGTGCTGGGCGATTGCCTACACGATGGTATTCCAAAGCGTCTTCAATGACGTCAGAAGCCAGCTCGGCAAACCTATTAGAAGTAGGAACCCCATAACAGTGGGAGACCACTCTAAAGTAACTGCCTATGATTCCATTCATCTTGGCTTTGCCAGCAAAGTAATCGTTCCTTTGCTGCTCTGTCCATTTAGGAGGGTCCACTAGATCATGTAGCTCAAAAAGGTTTCCTTTGGGGAATGGGTCACCGCCCAAAAATTCAGGAAGGTTGACATGGGGTTTTTTCCCCTTATAGGGATCCTCGACTACGTGTAGGCTGAGATTGATATCGTCGAGACCAGGACCTGGGTTTGCTTCAACATCACCACAAGTGAGGATATCAGTATGGTCCTCGTTTTTAGTTGGTCTCGTATCTGTGACCCATATAGGGCCACTGTTTGTCACTGTTACTTCAAACCCATCGCCACTGTCAATACTAATGGGAATGCTTGTATTTATAACGTTTACATCTAGTGGTAGGTTAGACGTTATTGTAGCTTGAATTGGCTGGTTCACAATTCGTGCATCAACAGAGTTAGTAACTATAGTGGACACAGTTTGTCCTATAACGACAGGGTCAGATCGTTGGGGGCCGTAGAACTGGTGGATACGCCATTGCAATCCAGCATTCGGCGGTTCTTGTTCGACGCTTACAGTAACAGATTCGCCGCCTGGGAATATGACTGGACCTATAGTCTTGTCGGGTCCCACGTTAAGTACGTGGCCGCCAGAACCTTTGATTATTGTGACGGAGATTGAGTGGCCTGCATTCCCTACTCCTGTACTAATGTAGATTGTGTTAAAATCTTGTGCTAGAGTGCTCTCCAGTGGGAAAGTGTTACTGACGCTGCCCCTAAATGTCCTGCCTCTGTTTTGGATGATTGGACCTGGGTTTGGCTCAACCCCCTCCACGGCCAGATCTCTTATCCACCCGCCGTTTGGCATGGCAAAGTCAAGTTCTTCTTGAAGCATAGCAAGGAGGTGTGTGGCAGCAGCTTCCTTAGCGTGGTTTTTGGTTGAGCCACTATGTATGTCAGATTCCCATCGCTCACCGTCATAGCCTCGAATTGCGATTGATGCTCTGCATTCGTACTCCGGACAGTGGTCCTCGGACAGGGGATTTCGTGTAATGATAAAAGAAACCTGGGTTCCTGGGGGCTCATCACGCTTATTTCGCTTTTTCATATTATAGTGCTGATCTATTAACATTATAGCACAGATAGCGTTCTTTTGTTCCATCAAGCCCCTGTTCAGTGCATCTTGCTGGGTAGTCCTGAACACCTCGCGCCTAGCATGAGCGCTTTGGATTCTCAAAGCTTTAAGTTCAGCTGTTAGTTCTAGTTCCCTTGCTCTTATTGATGAAGTGATACTGCTGGTTGTGTCGTTGTTTTGTGATTGTTTATTTGTCCCAAGAGATTTATTTGTCTTTTGTGATTTCATTGTTTATTATTTTAGTTCCGGGTGCATAAGTTAATCCGTTTATCCTCTCATTTCCGTTATTGATCCTCAGTACTTTAGTCGCTGCGCTCGTAGCATCTCGCCTGTTATGGAGTCCAATCACAAACCCCATAGTGTGAACATATATAGCATATTAGCTCGCTTGCACAATACAAGTTAGCTTTTTCCCCAAACCAATATGCCTATGCCCGTTTATTTAGCTAGCCTGGGAACTAGCCCACAAACATTTGAGACTTAACCTGCCACTCTCCACTTTCCTTATTGCAGAAGCCCTTTTCCTGAGTCGTCGTTTCTTGATATCGTAGTCCTTGAGTGTCTGCCGAGGTTTCTAGTCCGTCACCAAGAGGGGGTCTCGGC